GCCAATCAAATTACCCCTCCACTTACAAGAATCATTAATGCTGAATTTGAAGTCGGTAGTAAATTTCATAAATCTTGCAATGACTTTTTTCTCACCTTACCGGATTTACCTAATATTCCTCCAGGTATGCAGACTTTTTATAAAATGATCTTTCATAAAGCTTTTATATTAGATTATCTCACGCATTACTGTTATAGATTAGTTGATCCTACTCAAACCATTAGACGTAAGGACCGTGACTACAATGCTCTATGGCAGCAAATACGATCTTGTCCTGATTTTAGCACTCCTTTAGAGGGTAAATTACTAAGAGCTTATCAACGCCATGCTGATTTAGCTTTATTACATAAACAAATTGGACAAAAAATCGCCACTGTTTCACTTCTCCAAAAGGGTGTGAACAATGACGATATACTCAGTGATGTGGCAGATTATATTAATCAATTATCTGAAAATGATCTACGCAATTTAGCCCTTTATAAGACTTATAAAGGGCGATTAATCAAAAATCAACTTAACTAAATCAAATTCTATTTTTAGAAATAAATTAGTACTATTTCCCCTAGGATATTCTCTTAAATTTATGTTAATGTAAATTTTTAGCAAAAATGTATTGATTTTACAAAATCTTTGCAATATAATTACATCAACACCAAATCAAAGGAGGTTTTGCGATGGAACAGGAAGTATTAGTATTATTTGTACGCCCTTACAACTTTAAAGACGAATCTGGTCGAATGCTTGAAGGGGTTACTGTCTATTACCTAAACAATGTCTCTACCAATGATGCACAAAGCGGTTTTGGCTATCAGCCCCTTAAAGCTAATATTCATTCGATGGATGGTTTGTCTGTTGTCCCTGGTGTTTATCAGGCAACTTTTAGTCCTTTTTCATCTTCAAGAGGTTTGCAATTAAAACTTAGCTCATTAGCATTTAAAGAAGGTGTTGAGTTATGGAAGAAACCTCTACCCATGAAATCTTAGTCAATCCTTCACCTGATTCCAATGTTTATACTGATTTTGTTGCCTATCAACTTGTTACCCTTAATAACAAAGTTGAGACTACTAACCAGCTATTAACTTCTATTTATGCACTGTTATTTTTATTTGTTTTAGTGCATTTCGCCATTCTTATTGTTTCTATGTTGTATAAGACTCTATGTTTTTTCTGGGGTTCTTATAAATAATATTCATTAGGGGGAGGTGTGTTTTTATGGGAGGAGGAGATGCAGTTACTTCTGTAGCTATTACAGCGGATATGCTACAACCTATTACGAATGCTCTAACATCAAATCTTAGTGTCATTCTACCTGTAGGAATCTCTATCATGGGCATCATGATCGGGGTTGGTTTAATTCCACGTATTATTTATAAATTCTTATAAAACTACGTAGAATTTGCAATTTTACATATGGAGACTAGAGTGTCCTCTAGTCTCTTTTTAGTAAAGTCCTTTCTTAGGAGGCCTTACATATGAAAAAAGTATTTCTTTTCGTATTATGTTTTCACCTTCTTATTTTTAATCTTTATGCAACTACTGAACAAACTATGCTTGATCATGGTAATGCTCCTAATTTTTTAAGTTCAATTACCTCTCAAGATTTAGAAGACGACATTTTATATCCTAGTGAAACACCCCTAACTTCTCCGCCTCTTACTAACGAACAATTACTTTTAATGTCTAATGCTTATGTAGCTTTAAAAGATGACCTTGAATTTCAAGAAGCCGTCGCAGCTTTTATGCCTGTAGATCCAGTGACAACCGGAGCAACTCTTTACATTACAGAAAAAGCGGTTATTGGTCTTTTAGCCGTATGCTCTGCTATTGTCGGTGGTCTTGCCGGTTTTGCAGGTATGTCTGATGAAGACAAAGAAGCCTTTATTAAATTTTGCTCTGACAACTGGGAATATGGCTGTCGTGCTGTTGCCTCTTTACCCCCTAGTACCGTTCAACAACTTGCTATTTTAGGCATCTGCATTAGTGAAGGTAAATCCTTAGAGGATATTGACTGGGACTATCTTGCTGAAGCTTTTAAAACCGATATTGATTCTTTAAAAGCTTTGGCTGTAGAAGTTTTTAATAATGGAATCACTCTAATAGGTGATGCTTTTAATGATATAGTGGGTAAGCTGTCATGGCTACTTTCTAGTTTAATTTCTGATTCTAAAATACCTGATACGTATGTTCCCTACGCTACACCCGATCAAGATTTTAGGACTTTTAAAACGTCTGAAGGTAGGACGATTGGTTTACCTGGTGCTACCCATTGTTTTTTACCTGATCATATTCCTTTTGAAGTTTCTTATCGCTGTTCTGGCATTTCTTATAATTATGGTTGGAAAGCATATCGTTTTAATATTCGTTACCGTTTTATTGATACCAATGGCGATCATGGGACACTTCTTCTTAGTTATTATAAAAAGCTTTCCTCTTCACAAGTTTTAGATCATCGTATTCAATTAAATGAGTCTGTTTCCTATGATAACAATCAAGCGGGTTATAATTTATGGATCTATAAAAATGATTCTTCTGATATTCTCTATCAAGAACGCGTCTATACCCCTAATTACTATTCTAGTGAATTGGACGATACCTATGTAAAACCTGTCATTCAAGGGGCTATTGAATTTATTAATTCTAATTTTTCTTTTAATGTTGAGCCGCCTACTATTACTTCAACACATTCTTGGTTTAGTTACTTTGATACAGCTCCCTTTCCTGATGGCTTTATTATTAATATTTCCGATTCTTCATCCGTTCCATTAACTCCTATTTCCATAGCTAATGGTTATGTTGAACCAGATGTTATTCATTATCCTGAAGTCATCAAAATAGACCCTAATAGTGATATTAATCAGGGAAATATCATTTCTACTCCAAGTGGTAAACATCCTTCTCTTAATGATCCTGATACTCTTCGTCAAATAATTAATGGGGATTTACCTACGCCTATCCGTGATGTTGTTTATCCTGATAATCCTTTCAAAACTTCTGTTGATCCTATTCCAGATATTAATCCAAGTACACCTCCTTCACCAACTGATCCTGACCCAGATGTTCCTACTTCTAATAAATCCCTTTTGAGTACTTTATTAGATTGGCTCAAGCATTTGATCAATGCTCTCAAACAAATGTTTATTGATCTTTTTGTCCCAAGTGAGGATTATTTTAATAATTGGTTTAATCGTCTACGTCAACAAGTGGCAGAATGGTTAGGTTATTCTTCTTATTCTGATCTCCTAAAAGGGCTTCAAAATATTAAAGCTATCCCCATTCAATTAACCATCGTTGTGTATGGTAAAACCGTTACGATTGTAGATTTTTCGGTTTACAGTGCTTATCATGATGCTCTTGCTGCTTTTATTCGAGGTTTTGTTTATGTTCTCATTTTATTATTTTATATGAACAATATTTATCGCTTAATCCGAGCGCATTCCTTTACACAGAGTTCTGAATTGAAAGGATGATGAAATGATTATTGAAAGTATTTGTGATTTACTTTTTGGTTTATGTTCAACCGTTATTGCTCTTTGTCCAAACTTAGATGTTCCTAGTTTAGAGCTTGCGCCTACAGCCACTTTGTTAGGTTGGGCTTTAAACTTTTTCCCTCCAAGCTTGTGGGGTACTATTATCTTAAGTATTGGGTTTTGGTATGGTATTCAAATGACTTGGGCTATTATCGAATGGGTTTATAAAAAAATACCAGGAGTGGATTAGTCATGATGAAATTATATTTTATAATCGTTGCTTGGATGATTCTTGTAAAAATCATAAATTGGCTGGAGGATTGGTATGATACTAAAGTTAAAAAAACTATTCAAAAAAACTCATCAAAAACAGACTCTTGATCTAGACGAAAATCTTCCTGACATAGAAGGTTCTGAGGAAGATTCTGAAGACTCTATTTGCATGCACGCAACTCTTACTAAAAAAGAACGTCTCAAAACAAAGTGGAATGACTTTGTTTACCGATTTTTAAATGGTCATTCTTTTATTCTATTAGACCTATTTAAATGGCTTTTTGTTGATCTTTTTAGGCTCTTCCGCCATGGACGTAAACTTCACTTATATGGCATTGAAATGTACTGTGGGTTATATGGACAAGGTAAGACCATTGCTCTTACAGAACGACTTGATCGTTATCGTATGCGTTATAAAGATAAAATCTACATTGCAACCAATTATTTTTATAAGGATCAAGACTTTGCTATTAACTCTTGGAAGGATCTATTAAAAGAATATGACCGTCCCATTGTATTTGGCTATGATGAGATTCAAAATGAGTTTAACTCAAGAGATTTTTCTAACTTTCCAACCTCCCTTTTGTCTCTTTTGACTCAAAATCGTAAAGGCCATGGAAAAATGATCTTATGTACTGCCCAACGCTATAATCGTGTTGATAAAGTCTTCCGAGAGCTCTGTAGTCATATTACGGAATGTAAAACACATTTTGGCCGTCTTACCCTTACAAGAACTTTTGATCATGATGATTATAATAATCTTATCTCTGTTTCTTCAGTCGGACTCAAGATGAAGATTCATCCTATCAAATCACATGCCTTTGTTCAAACCGACAGGCTACGAGATCTTTATGATTCCTATCAAATGCTAGAGTCTGCTAAATCTAAAGAGTATATTTCTAGGCAAGAACAAACTTTGCAACAGCTCATTGTCAATTAAAAAGGTTATGATTTGGTTGCACTCAGGGTAAATTTAAACCCCTTCGCCCGATAGGGCGAGGGGGAATCCCTGTGCAAATTAACGTTTCCACCTTCTATTTTTCTTTTTCTAGACTGATAGCTCTGTTAACTATTTTGAGCTTGCGAAAAATCGCTGCCAATAAAGCCTCATTTTCTCTTCTACTTTCCAT